GAAGCCATACAGACGGCGGCAATGCTTTTAAAAATGGAAATATCATTGGGAACAACAACGAATGATGCAGACGAAAGAGCGGAAAGAGGGGTGGAGTAATGGCCGTATATGCGATAGATTTTGACAACACATTGGCAAAGACCAATTACCCGGAAATCATAGGACCAAACGAAAAAATGATAGCATTCGCCCGGATGATTAAAACCCAGGGACACAAGATTATTTTGTGGACGAGCCGGGACGGGGAAGAACTAACGGCGGCGGTGGAGTGGTGCAAACGCCAAGGGTTAGAGTTTGACGCGGTAAACGAGCCGTTGCCGGAGCAGATAGCCCGTTGGCACAACAACACAAGAAAGATTTATGCAGATTTCTATATTGATGATAGAGCCGTGACATTGGACCAGGCGGAAAGAATGGTGGAGCAAGTGGCCGACATTATGAGAAGTCACAATTTATAAAAACAGAAAGCGAGGGAACACAACATGGGAATTGATTACTACAAGGATTTAGACACCCACCCATTTACGGGGGAAAGAAAAACAAATTTTAAAGCAAGAGTATCAGAAAAGGAACAATTAAAGCCATTCTTTGACGGAACGCCACACTATGACAAGGTAGAAAATGTGACACAAGGAAAAGTGTATGAGATACACGAAGTAAGAGGATATGGAGATGTAGCAGATTTTTGCTTTAAAGATGATATAGGGGAAGAACACATATTAGGCAGTTTCTTTTTTGAAAAAGCGGATTAACAGAAAGCGAGGGAACACAACATGGAAGAGTTAACAATTAAAAGGGAAGTACCGGGAAAGATTGAGGGATTGAGAAACGCCACAATGCTATTGATTGCCACAACAAGGGAACTTCCTTTTGTAAAAGAAAAAAGGAATGAAATTGTAAAATCGACATTGGCACGCATTGACCGGGAATTAGCAGCAACCGGGAATATCACGGAATTAGATTTTAAAGCCGGATGCCTTAACGGGATTATCTACGAAAAGGAAGAGAGCGGACAAATTACACAGACCCAGGCGAAACAGTTACGCAATATGCTTTTTGCAAAATATGAGATTATGCGAAGCCTGGAAGCGTGAAAAAAGCAAAGCGAAACCCCTATTGCAAAGGTGGGGACCTAAAACAATAGGGGTTGGAACTCAACACAAACATTGTAACACTACATATTGTGTTTGTAAATGGGTTTCTACTATATATAGAAAAAAACAAAGAAAGGAAATCGGTTGACATGAGAGCATGGATAATTGCCGCCATTGTTGCGGCCGTATCACTCATTATAATTATGGCGGTTGCTGCCCTGGGATTTTGGAAAATACACAAAGCATGGGCGGAAATATTGAAAAGCCAGGGCGGACGGGACCAGTAATTTAATATAGCACAAGGGGGTTTGCCGTCCTTGTAATAGGCCTTAACATATCAACCATTTATATTTTAAACCTTATTCCCAGGAATGAAAGGGCGGTGGGGATAGGGTGGATTGACATAGATTTACTTTAAAGGTGGGGAACGGATGAACGGCAAAAGGAAAAATAGGCATTATGATAATTACGATTATGAGGAAGCATATAACGAGCAATGCCAAAAGTTGGCGGAAGCGGAATTGGAGCGGATGTTAAAAGAAAAGCGTGTAGGATGTATGTACCGCACCACAACAATAACAAGCCGCAACACAAAGAGTGAAACAACATTGCTTGAAAGTATGGTTTACCCGTCATTTAGTAACAAAGCAGAAATGCCAAAGACAAAAAGGAAGAGGGAAACAAGCCCGTCACAATCAAACCTAAACGATAAAAACGCACGCCGCTATCTGATAAGGCTTGCAAATATCAATTTCGGCAAAGGGGACATATGGGCTACATTCGGTTGGAACAATGATTGCATACCAGGAAGCACAGAGGAAGCAAAAAAAGATGTGGTTAATTTTATCCGCCGCATCAACAGACGAAGAAAGAAAATTGGGTTAGATAACGCAAAGTATATTTATATCATTGCCGTAGATAAATATACACGCCCACATTTTCACATTTTACTATCCGGGGACGGAATGGACCGGGACGAGATAGAAACATTGTGGGGAAAATGTGACAGACCAAACACACGCCGGATTACCCCGGATGATGATTTTTTAATAACCGGGCTTGCCACATACATAACACAAAACCCACACGGAACAAAGCGTTGGTGTCCGTCAAAAAACCTAAAAAAGCCGGACGAACCAAAACGGAGTTATTCAAAGTTTAGCCGCCGAAAGGTGGAAAGCATGGTTAGAAACAATGATGCACTAAGGGCGGAAATGGAAAAAGCCTATGAGGGTTATAAATTCCTTGATGCGGAAGTGAAATATAACGGAGTGAATGCAGCATTTTATATTTATTGCAGAATGGTTAAAAAGGCGGATAAGAAAAAGAACACCAGGAGCAAAGGCAGACCAAAAAGAAAGGATGGTGGCAGCAGTTGAAAACGATTTGTATTTTAAACTTAAAAGGCGGCGTGGCAAAGACCACAACGGCGGTATCAATGGCGGAATTATTGGCAAATGGTTTTAAATGCGGTGGAGCGGTACAAAAGCCGCAAAGGGTACTTTTATTTGACAATGACAAGCAAGGGAACGCAAGCCGTTTATTTATGGCATACCAAAACGAGGTTGAAGCCCAGGCGGCAGCAGTATTAAAAACGGCAACAATGAACGGGAAAATTAAGCACACCAATAACAAGAATTTGGATATTGTGCCGTGCAATTACTTTATGGAGTTGGCGGAATTGGAAGTAAAAGCACAAACAGACACACCACAACATGACAGATACCGCCGGGCATTGGAAGAATTAAGCCAAACGCCTTTTTACAAGAAATATGATTATTGCATCATAGACAACGCCCCGGATTTGGGTATGAATGTTATAAATGCCCTTGTGGCGGCGGATGAAATCGTTATACCAGTGAACCTGGATTGCTACGCCCTGGACGGATTGGAAGAATTGACCGCCCAGGTGGAAATAATAAGGCAATTAAACAGAAAGGCACATTTCGCCGGGGTATTGATTACGGATTTTGAGAAAACCGACACAAGCGAAGCGGCGGAAACATGGTTGCGGACAAAATCGGGCTTGCCCGTGTTTGATGCCGTTATAAGGCACTCAAAGAAAGTAAAGGATAGCACATTTTACAAGCAGACACCAATAACATATTCCGTGAGAAGCGGAGCAGCGCAAGGGTATAAAAAATTCACGAAAGAATTTTTGCAGCACGAAGCGGAAAGAGAGGGAAGAGAAAATGGCATTTAATATTTTGGACCTTATGAACAATCAGACCCGTGCAGCAGTTGAGGGCGTGGAAAACTACGAAGAAATAAAACTTGATTTGGAGCAGATACGCATAACAAAGCACAACCGTTATAGCATGGACGAATTGGAAGAGTTGGCAACATCAATTCTTATGGACGGATTACAAGAGCCGCTTATATTAGGCCGTGTGAACGGGGAATTTCTGTTAAGCGGCGGACACCGCCGGGCGGCAGCCCTTAATATTTTAAAAAGCGAGGGACACGAAGAAATCACACACGCCGTTCCGTGCCGTTTTAAGGATATGACGGAAATACAATTTAGAATATCGCTTTTGGTTGGCAATACATTTAACCGCAAAATGACGGATTACGACTTGATGAACCAGGCGGCGGATTGGAAAGAGGTATTAACCCAGGCAAGGAAAGAAAAATTGTTGGTTTTGGAAAGCGGAAAGCGTGTTAGGGATTATGTGGCGCAGATTTTAGGCGAAAGCACAACGAAGATTGCACAGTTGGAAGCAATTAACAATAACGCCGTGCCGGAAGTAAAAGAGCAATTCGCAAATGGCAATATGGGGATTACATCAACCTATGAAGCAAGCAAATTAAGCGAGGATGCACAAAAGGGCATTGCGGCAGCAGTAGAAGAGGGGGCGGATGTAAAGAGCGAGGAAATAAAAGCCATTGCCGAAGAGGGCAAAAAGAAGCGTAAGACAAAAGAGGATGAAGCGAAAGAACAAAGTGTGTCAGATACCGACACAACCGAAGAGGAAAAAGCAAATTCCAGGAAGTTACACGCCGTTAAAATGATTGAAAAATATTATATATATCTTTCCCAGGAAGAAACGGAGATTTTGGAACGGATGTTGGAAGATTGCAAGCGGCGTAAAAGGGAATACGCATTGCCGGAAGATTAAAAAGGGGGAATTTATGCAAAATGAAAATGCAGAACATGAAGAGAAGCGAAACAACGGAGCAGATGCAGTTATTCGCCTGGGCCAAGAGAACGGAAAGCATATTGCCGGAACTGAAATTGTTATACCATGTGCCAAACGAGGGCAAAAGGACAAATGGCGCGATATTAAAGGCGGCCGGACTTAAAAGCGGTGTGCCGGATATATGTTTGCCCGTAGCGTTCGGAAATTTTCATGGGCTATACATAGAATTAAAGTTTGGCAGCAATAAACCAACGCAAGGGCAGCGGGATTTTATGGACCTTTTAAAAGGGCAAGGGTACGCCGTGGCGGTATGCTATGGGGCAGAGTCGGCAAGGAAAACGATATTGGACTATTTGACAGAGCCGGGAAAGATGCCAAAGGAAATATGCGTAAATGCACCGCACTTTACAAATGGGACCTGTGACGGCGTGGCGATTTCGTCCCGTATGTTTGGACGGGGAGAGTGCAGAGAGTGCCAAAATTACAATATGCGGAAAGCGGAAACTGTATTGAAAGAAAATATGGGGCACATAAAAAGCGGTTATTCGTTGCGGATTACCGCCACAATCATAATGCTTTCAGAGGGCGAACCAATAGAGGGCTACACCCTGGAAGATACATTGGAAACCGTGAATAAGATGTTGGCGGTTTTGGTACGCAACAATGATTTAACCGTGAAACAATCGGCAGCAGTTTTGACGGTTGCAATGGAAGCATATAACACCGGGAAGAAAGCGAGGGAATAAAACATGAGTACAAAAAAACAAAATGCAGCAGTTGACGAAGAACAAAGAGAAATGCCGGACGGATTGGAAGAACAAATGGGATATTGCCGTTATTGCGGACAAGGAAAGTTGGTTAGGACAATGAAAGGGTGGGGCGAAGAACAATTAAACGAGTGTGCCACAATGAGTTGTACTTGCGAAGCGGCACAGACATATCAAAAGACAGCAGAGCGAAAGAAGAAAGCAAAGGACCGTGTAAACGGATTATTTGGAGCGGAAGCGGAAAAGCCGTTGCATGATGCCGTTGTGAATATGTTATTGGTTGCCGTGGATGAAATCGAAGCAAAGCATATTAAGGCAATCACGATTGACATAGGACACGGAACACGGGCGGCGATTAAGAAAACCGCAAAAGAAAATATAAGAGTGGAACGGGCCGAAAGTAAAAAGACAGCCTATGAAGAATAAAACACAAGGATTGGGGGGGGCTACATTGGCAAGGCTTGACGGAGATATAAAAGCAACGGTTAAAAAAATCATACAAGGCAACGAAAAGCGGAAACGCCGGATTGCCAACGGGACGGCAAGCACATTTGATAAAAAGGCGGTTGGCGTTATTTCGGATGCCTTAAATGGTTCGTGTAATAATATCATGTCAGACAATGCCAGGGAAAACACGCAAAAGCAAATTTATAAAAGTATCGTGTATTCAATGCCATACGAAAGTATGATTGGCGTTATATGTGGCCGCCGTCAATTCTACGATTACCGCACGGAGTTTATAACATTGGTTGCCGAGGGGTTGGATATGCTGCCAACGGACGGATTAACCAGGGAACAACGGGGACAGAAAAGCAAGGCAATATAAACTATAATTGGATTATGGGGCGGACAACCTCATAATCCACAATGGAATATAAGCCACACGGCAGCAGTTGAGGAAAGGGCGGTGGCAGCAGTTGAAAGAATATGCAAAGGACTTTTACCAATCCGCAGCATGGAAGAGAGCAAGGAAGCAAGTAATAACCAGGGCGTGCGGATTGTGTGAGAGGTGCAAGGCACAAGGAATTTACAAGCCGGGTTATATAGTACACCACAAGGATTATATAACGCCGGGTAATATTAACAATCCAAGCATCACACTTGACCTAAACAATTTAGAATATGTGTGTGAGGATTGCCACAACAAAGAGCATAAGGCAAAGCACAACACCCGTTACGGGTTTGATGCAAACGGGAATATTATTCCGCCGAGAGAAACAAGCGAGAGCAGAACAGACACCCCCAGGGGCCGCAAAACAGAGCCGGGGGAAAGAACCGAGGGAGTTACATCAAAAAAACTCTGCAAGGTCGCGCGTATATGAGGGGGGTTAAATATGGCAAGTGAACAGACCACAAACAACGCGGAAAGCAAGGAAAACAAAGAGAAAGTTGCGAGAAAAAGACCGAACAAATTAACAAATGCGAGGATTAAAAAAGAGATAGAATTTTTAGAAAAAATGTTTGTCGGGGTAGATGATGAAAATAAAAAAACGCTTATAAATTCACTAATCGAGGAAGCCGCATTTTTAAAAGTTGCGTGCTACCAGGCAAAAGAAGAATTGAAAAAAGAGGGCCTTACAACGGAAACCGTGAACGCATCACAAAAGTTTGTAAAGGCGCATCCGTCAACTCAAATTTATGAAAAATATTCAAGGCAATATACGCAAATAATCCATTCCCTCATTGAGTATTTACCGCCGAAAGAAAAAGAGAAAGTGGACCGATTGGCAGCGTTACGGGAAATGTAAATGGATAATTGGGTAATCACATACTACGAAGCCATACAAAAAGGCGAAGTGGTTGTGGGGGTATGGATTAAGGCGGCTTACACGATTTTAGCGGACGGGCTAAAGAATGGTGCGTGGGTTTATGACGGGAAAAAGGCAAACAAGGCAATAGCGTTTATAGAAAATTTTTGCCACCATTCAGAGGGGCGAAGTGACCTTTTGCACCTGGAACTATGGCAAAAGGCTATTGTTGCGGCCATTTTCGGGATAATGGATAAAACAACGGGTTATAGACAATTCAGAGAAATATTTATTGTGGTTGCCCGTAAGAACGGAAAAACATTATTTGCCGCCGCAATCGCCGCATACATGACATATATTGATGGGGAATATGGAGCAAAGGTTTATTTTCTTGCGCCAAAATTAGACCAGGCGGATTTAGTCTATGATGCCTTTTATCAGATAGTGCAAACGGATGATGAATTGGATAGCATCACGAAAAAACGCCGGAGCGATATTTATATTAAGGCGTTTAATACATCCGTGAAAAAGATTGCCTTTAATTCAAAAAAATCGGACGGTTTCAACCCTCAATTAGTGGTTAATGATGAAATGGAAGCGTGGCCAGGGGACCAGGGATTAAAGCAATATGAGGTTATGACATCAGCCCTGGGAGCAAGGAAGCAGCCGTTAATAATATCCATAGCAACCGCCGGATATATCAATGACGGAATTTATGATGAATTATACCGCCGTGCTACGGCGTTTTTAAAGGGCAATTCCAAAGAAAAAAGGATATTGCCGTTTTTATATATCATAGACAATATAGAAAAATGGGATAGCCTGGAAGAGTTGAAAAAGAGCAACCCCAATTTAGGCGTTTCCGTGTCGGAAGAATTTTATATTGAGCAAATAGAGATTGCACGCAATTCACTTTCAAAGAAAGTCGAATTTATGACGAAGTATTGTAACATCAAACAAAATTCATCCGTGGCGTGGTTGGATTATTGGGATGTTATGAAATGCGTACACCAGGACGCAAGCGAACCGCCAAAAACGCTTGAAGAGTTCCGGGGCTGTTATTGCGTGGGCGGCATTGACCTCTCAAGGACAACGGATTTAACGGCAGCAAGCATTATAATTTACAAGGACGGTAAAAACTATGTGTTCACGCAATTTTATATGCCACAAAAACGCTATGAAGTGGCGGTGGACGAAGATAACACGCCTTATAACATTTACCGGGAAAAGGGATTTTTGAAAATATCCGGGGAAAACCAGGTGGATTATAAAGATGTTTATTATTGGTTTGTGGAACTTGTGAAAAAATACAAAATCAGACCGTTAAAAATAGGCTATGACCGTTATTCCGCCGGGTATCTGATAGAGGATTTAAAAATGGCCGGATTTCATACGGATGATGTTTACCAGGGAACGAATTTAACGCCGATACTGCATAAGTTCGAGGGGGATTTGAAAGACGGATTATTTGATTTTGGCGATAATTCCCTATTAGCATCA